CTCGATGTTGTCGACGAACCAGCGCTTGCCGTACGTGACGACGATCGGGATGTTCGGACCCGCGATGAGCCCGAAGTCTTCGAGCACGCGACCGCCGGACAGCAGGTACTTGTGCACGCGTCGCGTCTTGCGGCGCTTCGACGGAAGCTCGGTCGCGCCGGTCGATGCGAGCATCTGTTCGAGCGTCTCGTCCTCGTCGAAGTCGGCGCGCGTGTAGGTCTGCTCCGAGCCGTCGAGCAGGCGGAAGACGCGAAGCGTCTCCGTGCGCTCCTCGACGCGATAGTACTCGGCGATGTAGACAACATCGGGCGAGCACCAATCGAAATACGTCTCGTAAATCTGCTTCGGCCAAGACGACGGGTTGTCTTCGAACTGCGCCTCGTACTCCTCGGGCGTCATCGACGAGATGACGAAGCAGTAGCGCGCGTCGCTCTTGTCTTGCCGCTTCGCGTCGAGGTCGAAGTAGACCGACGTGTCCGCGTCGAAGATCGGCTCGATGCGGATGCGCTGGCGCTCGTTCTCCGGGTCGAGCTCGTCTTCGAGCACCGTGCGAAGGCGCCACGCGCCCATGCCGCCGCCGACGGCTTCCTCGAAGGCGTTGTCGTACGCTTCATCCGCCACCGAGTCTTGCTCGTCGGCGCGGTAGAGCCCGTCGCAAAGGTCGGCGAGCTTGTCGGCCTCGCGGCCGTCCTTCGGCACGTAGTCGACCGTGATGCGGTTCGCGCGGTACTCGTTGATGATGCGCATCACGCTGAGCGCGACCTTGTTCACCTCGAGCCGCGGGCGGTTTTCAAACTGGAGCTGAAGCGGCCCCTCCCACTGAGCGCCCGCGATCGAGTAGAAACGCCGGTCGTCGAGACACTGGCGACGCTCGTCCTGCAAGGCGAACTGGATCGCGTTGAACCGGCGCAGGGCCTCGTCGTGGATGCGTGCGAGCTTCGCTTCTTTCGTCTCGGCCATGTCTTCCCCGTATCACCGACGCCAAGCGTGCGCCACGGGTTGCGGCGGCTGGAGTTGCACGGGCTTCGCCGCTTGCACCCGGCGCGCGCCCTCGCAGGCGTAGCGCAGGGCGTCGATCACGTGGTTGTCGCGGTCATCGAGCACCGGGAGGACGGAGCCGGTCAGCGGGTCGGCCTTGTAGCTGTACAGCGTCAGCTCGTCGATGAGGTGCGTGCAGCGCGGGTGCACCACGATGTCGTGGCTCTTCAGCCACTCGACGCCCTCTTCGAGCGAGCGCGGCCCCTTCACCGCGGGCATGATCTTGGGGAAGCCATGCTTGCGCATGTGCGCGATGGTCTCCGGCCTCGCCGAATCGGCGACGATGGGCCACGTCTCCGAACCCGGCACCGTGAGGAACAGCGCTGGCGTGTCGACGATCTCGACGCCGACGCCGTACGCCTCATGGTCGACGTAGAGCGTGCGTCCCTCGACGTAGCATCGCACGAGCACCGTCGGGTCGACGGCGAAGCCCCAGTCGGCGCCGAAGCGGATGACCGCATCCCGAGGGGCTTCGAACTCCTCGACGCGCCAGTTCTTGAAGACGCGCCGCTCCGAGTTGCGCAGGTACTCGCCCTGCCACACGTGCCGGAACTTGTCGGGGTCGCGACGCTTGTCGTACTCGAGCTCCGCGCGCAAGACCTCGGGGAACCAGGGGTTCGCGTCGTAATTCACCGTGACGAGCTTTGAGCGCGGCGGCATCGTCTCGCCGCAGAACATCGCGTCGACGGGATCGGTTGCGGCCTTCGGGTTCCAGCTGAAGATGAGCTGCGAGCCCGGCTGGCGGATCGTCGGGATGAGCACGTCGAGGCTCGCCTGCGAGACGCTCTGCGCCTCTTCAATCCAGCAGATGGTGATGCCTTCCATCGACTTCACGCTGTCGACGTTGGTTCGCAAACCGGCGAAGAGAAAGAGCGACCCGTTCGCCCCGCGGATCTCCGTGTCGGTCGACGTAAAGAACGCGCGAAGGCCCGCGCGCTCGATCTCGTCGTCGAGCAGGCGCTTCACGCTGTCCTTGATGCTCTTCTGAATCTCGCGCGCGCAAAGGATGCGGTGCGGCTTCTGCGCCGCGCGGAGCACGAGCGCCGTCGCGATGCTGCGCGACTTGCCGCCGCCGCGACCTCCGCGAACGGCGATGTTGCGCGGCTCCTCGTCGAAGAGCACCGAGGCCCAGTCGGGGAGGCTAACGGAGCCGCTCACCGCGTCGGCTCGCTTTGCTGGCGCCAGGATGGCCCGTAAACGCGTCGCGAAGGCCGCCGCGTCACTTGTCCCCCGGCTTCACGAAAGACACCGTAACGGCGGCCTGGAGCGGCGCGGAGGCGTCGCCAGCGACTTCGAGGCGCTCGCCGTACTTGCGCGGGGCGAGCTTCGAGAGAAGCCACTTGCGCGTGTCGACCTGGAGCCGGTGCTTCTGAATCCACCCGCCGTCGACCTTCCCATCGGGACCAAGCGGCGGCGGCTCGTCGGCGATGTCGGCGAGCTCTTGCGCCATGCGTTCGACGAGCGTTTCCCTCGCGCACGCGTATTTGACGGCAAGCTGCGGATCCGTCGCCGTCCACTCGGTCCAAGTGCCCCAAGGAACGCCAGCGGCCTGCGTCGCCTTGTACGCAGAGAGACCCTTCGCCATGCCGTCGAGGACGGCCTGCTTTTGCGTCTCCAGCTCCTCCGGCGTGCGACGTTTACCCACAGTCGCTTTCTTTTCTTTGCCGTCAGTCTTTTTCATCTCATGCCCTCTGCGTCAAAGCGTAACACGGACCAGTTTCGCGCGCATCGTCGAGGGTACCTTTGGTACCTCCCCTATAGGGGAGGAGGTACCATCTGGTACCCATCTAGACGCCTTTGCCACCACGTACCTAGGTACCCTCAGGTACCCATCAGGTACCATCTGGTACCACTCCTCTCAACGCGATGAGCAACCCACTTGCGTTTACATTGTCGCACACAATCCAACCGTGCTCATGCTCCGCGATGATTCCGGAATCAGTTAGCGACTGAATGAACTTCCCGCCGCTCGGCTTCATCGCCTGCCTGATGTAGCTCTCGCTCTTCTTGTTCTTCATCATGTGCTCACGCAGGGCAGAGCGCGAGAGATACGGGGCTCCGTTGCGAAGCTCGCAGCCTGAATCCCACCAAGCGCGCTCGAAGCTGGAGCGCGACTCTGCGAGCTTGCCGTCGACCTTGATTTTCGGCATAGGCTCATCGCCTGCCACGATGACGGCACTCGTCACCGGCTGCCCGTCCTCGTCGAGCCACCCCGTGATTTCGACTTGGTGAAGCTCGACGTGCATCGGCTTCGCCAGTTCGGCGTCCTTGCTCTTGCGCTGGACGATCTCGATGGGTCCCTCGCCCTTCGGCGGAACGACGCTGATTTCGATGTCAAGCGCACCGCGCCAAGCGGAGCTGCCTCGAGCCCGGTGCTGCGCCTCGTCGGACACGCCGGTGTGATGCACGAGCACGACAGAGCAAGCGAACTCGGCCATGAGTCGCGCGCAGGCGTCGAGCATCGTCTTCGCGTCCTGCGCCGAGTTCTCGTCGCCACGGAGGAAACGGTGCAGCGTGTCGACGATGATGACGCGCGGGAGCACCTTCAGCGCCCGGATTGCGTCGGCCACGCGCTGGTAGCCCTCTGGCGTATTGAGATCGCACCCGGCCTTCGAGAGCCACATGTCGAGGCGCTTCGCGCCGTGGTGTTGCTTCCAGGCTGCGACGCGGCTGCGAAGGCCGTGGTGACCCTCTCCTGCGAGGTAGACGACGGGACCGGGGCGAACCTTGGCGCCGTACCAGTCGTCGATTCCTGCCGCCATCCTGAGCGCCCAGTCGAGCACGACGAAGGTCTTCCCGCCGCCGCTCGGGCCGTGAACCATGATGAGCGCGTCGGCCTGCCACCATCCCTTGACGAGCCATGCAATCGGGGCGGGCTTCGCGGCGAAGTCGTCGGCGGGAATCAGCCACTCATCACGCGCCGGTGCGAGGAGCGAGGCAAGGTCGTGACCCGCGGCGCGGTAATCGTTCGCGTCGCCGAGCTCCGGCGGGATGATGACCCGCGCCCCGTGCTTCGCCGATGCTTGCTCGGCGTACCGCTGCCCCACTCCCCCCGCGTCGTTGTCGGCCACGATGACGATCTCCGCAAAGGCGCCGAGCTTCTCGCGCCAGATTCCGACAACGGGCACGAGGTTACTCGCGCTGTACGCCACGACGACGGGGCGACCGCTCACCTCGTGCACGGTAGCGGCGGTGGCGAAGCCCTCGGCGACGTAGAGCGGTCCCGGCTCGTCGAGCGTACCGAGCATGTTGAAGCGCCCGCCGACGGCGCCGCCGGGGTGGTAGAGCTTGCCGCCCGCGTGATCGATGTACTGGAGCGACGAAAGCGAGCCGTCGGCATCGTAGAGCGGGGCGACGAGTCGACCGTCGGAAGTGATGCGAAGGCCGTGCGCCCGGATCCCCTTCCGGGTCAGGTACGGGTGCGCATCGTCGGCACCCGCGCAGCTCGCCCAGATGGAATCCACCATGTCGGCGGCGATGGCTTGCGCTCGCTCGCGCTCCGCGTCCCTCGCCTTCTGCGCCTCGCGAATCCGGTTCGCGTACGCCATGTGGTCGGCGTCCGTGAGTTCGCGTCCGGCCTCCGCTCGCCAAGGCACGTCGAGCCCCGTGCGCCAGTCACCGAAGCGCCCCGCCGGGATGCCATCGGGAAAGAAGACGTACCAGCCCGATTTGTCGCGCTTCTTGTCGGTCGAGAAGCGGTGCACCTTCCCGTCGAAGTGCAGCTGCGGCGGCGGTTCGATTCCAGCCGCGCGCATCGCGTCGGCTGCTTGCACGTCCGGCGCCTCCGGCTGGCGAAGCGGAACGACGTTGGTCGGCACGAACGGCTGGCCGCCGAAGTAGCGTGTGAGGTCAGCCATTTTGCACCTTCTTGTGCACGATCTCTTCCGAGAAGCAAACGCGAAGGCGCTTTCCGATAAAGTCCGATGCGTCCAAAACTTTCGCTATCCCAACCGACCTCGCAAGCTCTGCGAGCGCCGTTCGCCCGTTTGCCTCCTGCGTCGCGTCTGTGCTTCGGACCACATACGATGCGCTCGTGTGTCGATCAAAAGCGAGCAGTTTATACGTCACGACAAGTTCGATAAAGTCGTCGTTTTTCTTGCGAACTTCCGCATCAACGATCTCGGCCATGTAGCAACCCTGTGCGGGCCTCACATTTTGCGTCAGGTATCGCGAGAGCACGTCGACCGTCTCGTGCCGCGGGTTCTCGTTCTTCCCGTCCCGAATCCTGGCGATGCTGTTCGGGTGAAGCCCAGTCGCTTCGGCCACCACGTCGAGCCTTCGGTCGGCAAGAGCGCTGCGAATCTCTTTTAGTGTCAGCATCTTACATGTCTCCTGTCGTTTTTTTAACGACTCAGTGTTGACAACATAGCGCGACGAAGCTAGAACGTCAACATCGCCCAAACGGAATCACCCGACCGAGGCGATGAGGAACGAAACGATGAACATCGAAACGCTGATTGCCGCGCACGAAACCGCGAAGGCCGCCCGCCAGTCGCTTGCAGTTGACGTGCTCTTTTCGAAGAGCGCCTCGAAGGCCCTTCGCGCAGCGGAGCGAGCAGAGCGCAACGCGCTGGCCGCCGTTCGTATGGTTAGCCCGGAATACTTGAAGCACGACCCGGTTGTGGGTCACACGCCTTGGTTTTACCGCTGAGCCGCACCGGCCCCGCCCCATGAGGGCACGCGACGCTCGATGCGTCGGCGGGGCTCCCCGTCAACCGGATTCCCCGACCGACGGAGAAAGCA